GGTGGGTGTTGCCTTGTCGAAGAACTTGGTGAATGCGCCGACGATGTTGGCTGCCGTACCCGTGATAGTCGACCCGAGAATCTGCACCATGCTCGACTTGACAACGCCGCTCGTGAAGTCAAGTTGCCCGGTGCCGGTGCCCGCCTGTAAAGGAACAGCGCCAGAGGAAAGGTTAATCTGCCCAGTCCCGGTGCCGACGCTCTGGAGCGCCCCGTGGGAGGTGTCCACCGTGAGCGTGTTGGCTGGAGTCGTCGAGCGCACGAGGTAGGCATTGCCGTAAGAGGCGTTGGTGACGACGGCGTAAGCGTCACCTGTCTGGAGCGTGCCCGGATCGTACACGTTGAGAATCACCTTAGCGGGTAGCATATTGGCCCCGCCATAGGCGTTAATCATCACTTGCCCCACGGTTGTCAGCCAGGTATTGGGCACGCCGAACTCGTACCACCCGAGCGCGTGGGTGGCGTCCGACTCAACCCAACCCGAGGCAGCCCAGGTGCCCGCCGTCATGGTCGCTTGGGTGATGGCGGTCCAGGAGGCGTCCGTGGTCTTCTTCAGGTAGAGGAGAAAGCTGGTGAAGTTGTACGTAATGGAGCCGAGCCCGGCGCCGATATTAGACGATGAGTCATAAACGAACATGGGGACGGTGAAGGAGGTCGTTCCCTTAACCACATTGATGACATTGGGCACGTCAGCCTCCTAAAGAAAAAGGCCCTTGCGGGCCCCGTGGTTGATTGGTTTCGGGTAGAGGATCATCCGCCACAACCCATAAGTCCCATCCCGCCGCGTGGCGGTCCGGCAGTCGCATACGTGAACTGGTCTCCCGCCCCCGTCGCGCTCGTACCCGCAGAAGTTGTAACCGTAATATCGACGGTCCCGGCGACGTGCGCCGGACTAGTTGCCGTAATCTGGGTGGCAGAGTTGACGGTGTAGGTTGTAGCGTCAGTCGCGCCGAAGTGGACCGCGCTTGCTCCGGTGAATCCTGTGCCGGTGATGACTACTGAGGTGCCGCCTGCTGTGGGGCCGGTGGTGGTGGCTAGGGAGGTTACGGTGGGAGCGGAAGACACCGTGTATTCCACGTACACCTTCGGATCCCGCGTCGTTCCCGTATAGTCTGAGTCATACCAGCGCACTCGGGCATTGCCGGTGGGAGCCGTCCCCGCAACCTGGTCGGCACTATGGAAGACGACCCGCGTATAGTCGGTGAGGGCGATTCCCGCCTTAGCCGCCGTCTCCGAGACAAAGTCCAGATACGCGGCGCCAGTAGCGGAGGTGACAGCCTTTGTCGCCAGAAGGGTTAAAGCCGACAGGCTAGCGCCAGGCACAAAATCACCCGTGGCGATAGTGTCTCCCCAGTTGTAGGACCGTATCTGCTGAGTGTGGGATTCATCTGGGGGAACGCTTACATAAGCGGAGAACGTGGCCACCGTCACGGTAGCGTTGTCCTCAATGACCGAACCCGTGTCAAAATTCAGCATTCCCTCGTCAATGTAATACCAGGTGTCTCCGGGGTAGCTTTGCCCCGAGTACATATAGGTCAAGTCCCCGCCAAAGCCCATGACAGAACCGGCTCTTGCATTGGCGTAAACGTGATCTTGACTGTCAATCGCGCTCTCGCCCGTCAGGGCATAGACTGTTAGCGGACTAGCCATTCCAACCTCGCACCCTTGCCGCTGTCAGCACGGCCTCTTCGACAATCTCTTTGAGAGCCGTTTCGTGATCCTCAATCTGCTCGTCCGTCTCGTCGATGGTGTGAAGCGGAGGATTCTGGAAAAGGAACGAGTCGATGTCATCAAGCGGCAAGCCATCGGCCGTGACAAAGACCTCCAGCAACCCGTTGGGGCGTACCAGCGGCGGGGCGGTCATGCGGAAGGTGAGCCCCCCCGACTTCCAGACCATCTCGCCCTTCTTGCCATAGACATTTTTGGCGGCATGGAGAGCCGTACCCTTCGTGGCAAGCAGAGATGATTTCTTATGTGGTTTTCGCGGGTCCATCACGCCTCCTCCACACTACTATGCGCGTCCTTACCGGTCAGACTTTGCCATCCTGCAAAGTTGGTTTGAGTGTTCTCCGCTTCAAACACACCCGCGCCGTCTGGGTAATACTGGTTGTAGTCAATGTCAACGCCCGCGATGCTGTACTCCCAATCCACCGGAACGTCAATGTAGTACGAGGTGGTCCCGGCGAAGACATTGTGCTGCACCTTCGAGTTCGTGATGATTCCGATGGGATGGATTCGCACCGACTGGACCAAACCCTGATGGTTTGGGGCCACGGTGTACTGAGCCAGGAAATCACCGCCGCCCGTGTCGCGCATGACGTTGCTAACCCATTGCCAGTTATCGCAGGTGTTCGACACACTCCCGTACATATACATATCCACGCACTTGCCGCACTGCGTGAAGACATTGTGGTGACAGTACAAGTCCTGATAGGTCTTGCCGCTACCGACAGCCTGGAAGCTGAGACCAGTCTCCCAGATGTTATCGAAAGTGTTGTAGCGAGCGGTGAAGTCGGACGTGCTGTTGTAAATCATAACGCCGTTGCCGTCCCGATAACCGTCTCCGTCGTCACAGCCGCCGCAATACTTGAAGTCGCAATACTCGATGATGGTTCCGATGGTCGAAGACGGAACAAGACCATGCCAGCCGTGGTATTTGAAGACTAGATTTCGGAGCGTGACGTAGCTCTGATTCAGACGGCCATAGTCAACGGTGGCAGCTTCAATGTGAGTGTAGAACGTGCCGGGGTTGCCCACTGAGTACATCTTGACGTAAGTGCTGTCAGGCGGGGAGTAGTAATCCCCCTGAGCGTCACAAGCCACCAGAGTCGCCTGCTTGACCCCGATTACCGCTTCGGAGTTGAGAATCAAGTTTCCGACTTGTAAGGCGGTGGTAGCCTGCCAGATGTTGCTGCCCAGGTCGGTCCATACTCCGGTGGCGCTCAGGTCTTGGCTGCCCATAACGATAGGTTTGGCCCCGGTGCCATAGGCATCATAGACGATTGGCGCACCCGGCAGTCCGGCGGACTCGTAGTGCTTCAGTTGTTCCCGCCAAGTGTCGCCCCGATTGAGCAGTATGTGGTCGCCAGCGGCGAAACCTGGTGTGTAGCCGTAGGACCGCACTTTATCGAGCGTAGCCCAGGCGTTGGCGTCACTCTTGCCGTCGGCTGCATCACTACCAGCGTTGGCGACGTAGAACCGATTCTCCGGGAACTGCCGCAGCCTCAGCCCCCACCAATGCCCGATGCCGCCTGTGATGGTGTTGACCATCAGACTAACTGGTAGGAGATGTGGCCGTTGGCAGCGCCGGTGACGGTGGTTAGGTTCAGGGCCTCGTTAACCGCCGTTTCAATCAGGCCCTCGGGGCAGTATGGGGATGCACCCGAAGCGGCTACGTAGTCCATCGCTCCACTTTTGGCCGTGGTGGCACTCTTCCACTCGAACGACCCAGCGCCATGTCCAATGATCGTATACTGGATAACCCTGATCTTGTGCGTGGCGTCAGCAGCGACGATTGCCCCGGTCGCATTGGCGGCTACGGCTACGACGGCCTGGAGAGTTGCATAGAGAGGGACTGTGGTGATGTCGGGCAGTTCCGTGAGCGATACCGGAACGGGGTCAGCGCGGAGTTCAGTGTCGGTAAGAGCACCGCCACCGCCGCTCGCTTCATTGCCGACATACACAACTTCAGCGAACGTCCCGTCGCCCATGTCCTTCCAACGGCGGGACATCTGTATCGGGTAAAGCTTCTCAAGCAGGTCAGCCATTCAAGTCTCCTTAAAAGACGGGTTCAGGCAGCAGTAGGCCGCCGCGTTTGGGCAGGATGAGTCGGTCGGAGCGTGGCTCCCAGTTGGAGTGCCACTTGAAGGAGTTCAGCCACCAGGCGAGTTTGCCAATGCCGGATGCGGATACCGCCGTCGCCGTGCAGTAGATACTGAGCAGTTCCGCTCCGTCGAATAACACTGATCCGTTAAGTGGATTCTGGGCCCCGTCGCTGTAGGTGTCCGTCTCTACGTGGTCAATTCCGCCCGTGGCGACGTAGTACATATTGAGCCCCGCAGCGTTTGCGTCACCTTGGCCCCCGAACCAGTAATCACCAGCAGGGACCGCGAGGATGCTCCCCGTGGGAGTTTTCCACCCGGCCGCCGCACTGTCGGCCACCGCCAGAGCGTCGGTCACACCAACCAGTGTGGAGGGCTTGCCAGCCGCCCCGTCCGGCTTGTAGATACCGAGTCGGCAGTTGCAGGCCACGTGTCCGCTGCCCACGTTGGACAGGTAAACGTTAAACGCGGTCAGGTCGGAGGCGGCGGCAAGGGTGAACTTGCCCATCCACCAGACGTTGGCTTGTCCGTTGGCGCCGACAGATGTGCCTGCGATGGAGTTGTTGCCGAAGACGGGCACTGGCTAGACCGATTTCCCGTTCCAGGTACAGTTGATGCAGGTCGCTTTTCCTTCCAGGAACCGCGCCCCGCCGGTGGCGGTGACGTTCTCAAGAGTGATTGAGGACGCGCCACTATAAACCTTGAAGGCAGCTTCGGTGGTCTTGGCAATATTGAGGACCGCATTGCGAATCGTCACCTGCGACCAGCCGTCACCGATGACCACACCGTTTTGCACGTTGGCTGTGAGGCCGTCAAAGAGGATGTCAGACGAGGGCGTAGAGGCCCCGGCGTCCATATACATCTGGAGCGACCAGGAGTTGCCCCCGGTCAGTGTGGTGCGGACGAACTTCAGGTCGTGGTTGTTGCCCTCCAAATAGAGGACGTGGGGCGCGAAGAAGCCGGTACTCACAGTCGTCAGGGCTTCAAGGTTGACGTCTTCAAAGTAGCCCGTCGCAAGGTTGCTCACATAGATGCCCTGGCCGGCACCGCGAACGGTGAACCGGCGCATATCGAGGTTCGATCCCAGGGTGTCGATCTTGGCCCCGTACTGGCCGTTGAGACTGAGCACGTCGGATATCTTGCCGTTCGTGTGCCGGGTCAAATGCAGCGGGATAACGCCATTGTTGGCCCCGCCGCCATCAAGGGTGACACCCGAGAGTGCAAAGTCGGTGATGTTGTAACCGAGTACGAGGTCGCCCGCACCCGTGCGTCTAAGGATAGTCTGCCCGATGCCAGCGCCCTGAACAGCCACGCCGCTCTTGAGGTTGATGGCGGAGGTAAAGGTGTAGGTACCGGCCGGGATGATGACCGTTCCCCCGGGTGCTGTGGCGTTGATGGCCGCCTGAAGGTTAAACGGCGCCGGAGAGGTCGTCGTTGTCGTGGTCGGTGTCGCGGTCGTCGTTGTGGTTGGAGCGACGGTAGTTGTCGTGGTCGGTGTCGCGGTTGTGGTTGTGGTCGCGGTTGTGGTCGTGGTAGGCGGGATTGTGGTGGTGGTCACGCCTTGCAGCGCCGCCACCTGGGACTGCAACGTTGCCACCTGCGCTTGTAATTGCGTCACGGCCGCCTGAAGCTGCTGGAGTTGTTGAGCGGTCGACCCGGACAGCGTGATCGTCGCGTTGTGGCCGCACCCTGAAATGAAAAGGCCACCCGCAAGGATGGCCAGGATGCCGAATATGAGGATGAGTCTTCACACTGGAGGCCTCCTAAAGCCCGGTGTATGTCTGCGATTCGATGGCGGTACCAGCCCCGTCAACGCTCCAATGCCGCGGGTAGAACTGCACGAGGCAGAGAGTGGGGACAACGGTTGGGTCATGCAAGATACTGAGGTAGTTGTTGCCCGGCAGGAGCACGAAGTTGGAGAGGTCGCTCCCCGGCGCCACGAATCGCATGAGGTTCGCCCGGGCGTCTGAGTAGACCTTGCCGGTATCGGTGTCCACGTACAGCGTTTCCCCTGCCGAAAGCACGAGCCCCTTGAAGTAGATGGCCTGCCCCGTGCGCTCGTTGCGGATCCCGCCCACCAACGTTGGAGCGTTGCCAGCACCGAATACCACGAGCACTGGGCAGGGTGCCGTGCCGGTGTAGGCCACGGTGATTGGCGTCACGTAGGCATTGGCTGATGCGGTGGGCCCGGCGATGAGCAGAATGGAGTCGTCGCGCGGGTTGACCATCACCCGGCAGTACGATCCGGTGTCGGCAATGGCGATATTCTCCACGTGCATGGCCGAACCGTCGTAGACGACGTAAGCGGCATAGCCCAGAGCCCCAGGGATGGCGTTGAACACGTTGCCGGTCATGGGATCGCCGGCCAAGGTGTAAATGAACCCCGTGCAATGGGCATTGCCTATTGAGTCAAATGCAATGGCGCGCCCTTGGGAGGCGTTGGTGTAGCCGTAGAGGTCCTGTGAGCCGGTGGGTGACGTACCTTGGCTGTTGGTCACGGTGACATCGACCGTACCCCCGGCATGGGCGGGAGCGATACAGGTGATCTGGGTGACAGAGTTGATCGTGACTCCGGTGGCCGCGTTGCCTCCGAAGCTCACTGTCGAGCCCGCGATGAAGCTGGTCCCGTTGATGGTGACGAACGTCCCGCCCGCAGTCGATCCGCTAGACGGGCTGAGTGACGTTACGGTAGGAGCGGACTGGCCATAAGTGAACGAGCTGTAAGAGCCGGTGCCGTAGGCGGTGGTGACCGCCACGGCTACTGCCCCGGCCGCTCCCGGCGGCGTTGTCGCTGTGATCTGCATGTCGGAGTCGATTGAGAGTGCGCTGGCGGGCACCCCGCCGAAGGTGACGGCTGTAGCGCCGGTGAAGCCCGCTCCCGTGATGACAACCGAAGTCCCACCCGTAGTGGGGCCGCTGCTCGCGCTCAGACTGGAGATTATCGGTGCGCCCAGCGAGTAGGTGATGATGACCTTGCCGTCGGCGCCATTACCGCCCGGGCCGCTGTAATCATAGCCGCCGCAGCAACCTGCACCCCCACCGCCCCCTGGACCGGATACCGGGGCGTTTCCGGGAGTGACGCCCGGGCCCGCACCCCCAGCGCCACCTGGACCGCCACCGGTGGGAGCGGTAGCGCCGGCTACTTGGTTGGCGGGTGTGCTGTTGCCGTTCGCCGCAGAGCCACCCGAGCTGCCGCCGCCGTTTCCAGGGCCGTTGCTGACTGTAGGCGTCCCGCCGTTGCCGCCTGAATATTTGACATCTCCCGTACCGGAGGCAGCAGCGCCCCCGACGCCCGTACCTAATCCGCCTTTGGCCACGCATGTTGAGGTGTTGAAACTGCTGTCGCCGCCATTGGTGCCGCTGGGGGTGCTGGTGCCATGAGCCCCTACAGTCAAAGAATAAGATGCCAGTAAAGCCTGGAAGGCGTTGATCTTGGAGTAGCCCCCCGCCCCGCCGCCGCGGCCATCGCCCGATCCACTTCCCAAACCCCAGGCGCCCCCCGCGCCGGCGCCGATAGTCTCAATCTGTACCTGGGTGACGTTGTTCGGTCGCGGCCAGGTGAAAGTACCAGCCGTCGAATATGTGGTCACGGTCATAGCAGCCTCCCCCCAAGCGGGATCCAAGCCCCGCCGTTCCAACGCACAAGCCCGTCGGTCTGCCCCGGACCTGGTGTGATGGTCTGACCGAGACAGGCTGCATAGAGCGCTCCGTCCGGTCCCCAGAGGAGGTCTGTGTACTGGCTAGAGGTGCCAAGCGTGCCGATGGTGTTCCAGGAGGTTGCGCCGGGAAGGCCCTCGAGAATGGCAGTGGCGGTCATGCAGTAGAGCGCGCCATCTGGCCTTACCGCAAGGGCGTAGACCGTGCCCCCGGGATCTCCCCACGGAACTACTCCGGCAGTCGGAGTGCCCGACGGGTAGAACACGCGCATAAGGTGCGACTGTGGCGACGTGAAGGCCCCGCCCGCATAGAGCACGTCTTGCGACTGGTCGTAAGCCATAGCCCAGACCGTCCCGTTCACCGTGAGCGGATAGTCCAGGGTGCTCGCGTAGATGTTCATGCGAGCGAGGTAGGCGTAGGTGCCGTGTGAGGCCCCGCTGAAGTCCTTGAAGCCCGCGAAGTCTCCCCCGGCCCACACGTAACTGGAGCTTGCCCCCGACTGCACGAGACACGTGATCGGATGCGCGGCGGGAGAGGTAGAGCCGGCCAAGGGCACCGCGAGAGTTTGGCCGTCTGGCGCGAAGGTGAAAAGCCCAGCCGCGGCGGTAGCGCCCACCTGGGTAAATCCCCCGCCTATCCAGGCTTGCAGGTCGCCGTTCGGCGTGTTCACCCAAGCGTCAGAAAGCACAGCTCCGTTAGGAAGCGAAGCGGCGACGGGCTGGAAGGCCCCCGGAGTCGAGCCACGCCCGAGGGTAGGCTTGTAGAACACCCCGGCCGTGGGCGTGTTGGCCGACGCGCCGATGGAGACGGTCTGCGCCTGCCGCTCTTTGTAGGTAGGCTCCGGGCAGACGAAACGCAAGGGCACTTGGCCCAACGTGAGCCCCTGCAGAGAATCCAGATCCATGCCCGACTCATACACGGCCTCTATCTCCAGGTCCTTGCCTCCCGCGGCCCCGCTCGTGTAAATGAGCGTGAGGGGTTTCTGAGGCACGGAGAGATCGGCGGTCAGCAGCTTGTCAAGACTGCCGGACACCGAATGGATGTTGTCCAGGCTCGTGCCTATGAGGGTGCCCACGATCTGCAGGACGCGGGGCTGCTTGATGATGCGCTGGAAGACCGCGCCGCCTTTGAGGCCTCGGGAGAGATAGACATCCGCGAACGGGGGCATACCGGCGCCCATCATCTGCCGCAGGCTGAGATAGCCGGAAAGCCCGACCTCCACGCCGCTGTGGCGACAATCGAACGGGCGAATAGACGGAGAGAGATTCGGGCGCCCAGTCCAGCGGCAACCGTCCGTCGATCCATCGAAATAGGTCGATAGGTCGGTGCCGTTCTCGGCCTGGACGCAATCCCATGAGGGAGTGGTGCCGGAGTTGGCCCCGCCCCCACAGATAAGCCCCACGGTGACGGCGGTATTGGTGATGCCCACCCCGGCGCAGACGATCCCGATGCGCTGCCATTGGCCCAGCAGTGCGGGGTTGGCGTTGACCGTGGCCAGCACGGTTCCATCGGAGGTTTTGGCAATCTGAATCCCCGCCGTAGGTGAGGCGGTCTGTAGGTAGACCCATGTGGAGATATACACGCTGTCGGAGGTGTTCTTGATGACCAGCGCCTGCGAGGCGATGGCGTTACCGGCCGGAGGTGAGCCCTCGAAGCGGAGCGCGGTGAGGCCGGAGTAGGGCGCGATAGCGCTGCTCAGCTTGGCCCCGGTCGCCAGTGCCCAGAAGGGCACGGAGATGATGGAGACGAAGTAGTCGAAGCTCGGGTTCGCGACCCAGTTCTCAGTGGCCTTAGGTCTAATGACTTTCCAATCCCACATTAGGTTGCCCTCACGGCTAGGGATTTGAGCATGTTGAAGTCAGCGATGATCGGCTCGGTCGTGGCCGAAGAGTTCACGGTGAGGCTGAAGTTGTTGACCACGGGCGCCGGAGCGTTGGGATTCTTAGCCCCTTGGCCGATGTTGACCGGGTTTGCCGACTGGGCCGCGCCCACACCGCCGGGCATATAGGCCACAGCGTTGTCACCAGAGCCTACCGTGACGGAGCCGGCTGCCCCCACCGTCGTTGCGCCCCCGCCATGGGCGATGGCAGCAGCGGTTGCATAGTCACTCGCCGCCAAAGCCGCGAGGTAGGCTTGGTTGAGGGCGTCCCCGCCAGATGCGTCTATCCCGGTCGCGGCCTTGAACTGAGCCAACTGGTCCGCAGTGGCGGAGACGGCGGCAGTAGTAACAGCCGCGACCGCAGTGGTAGCTGCTTTGGCCGCGCTAGACACGGTGGCGATAACTCCCAGAGTGGTCACAGCTTGAGATTTGAGCGCGTTAGTTACGCTTGTCATCTGCGAGGTGGTCGCGTTCGCGTAGTCCTGGTCGGCCTTGCTCATGGCGGTGAGCATCTTGAGATGGTCGCCCGAGTAGCTGCTCTGCATAAGTTGCAGCGCCTCGTAAGCGACGTTCGAGTCGGACTCCAGGTTGGTGTAGTAGTCCGCGGCCTCTTGCTTTTGTTGGTCGGTGAGCGTGGTCGAGTTGGCGGCCGCGTCTGCTTGAGCCTGGCAGGCCGCAAGGACTTGACTCTTGACTTCGTCATACTTGGAGGCCAGATCGTCGGCCGCGCTCGTGGCTGCCGCTACCGCGTCATTGTTGGCGGTAATCGCATCAGCGTTGGCTTTCAGGGCCGCATCGCGCGTGGCGGTGATGTTCTTGATTTCAAGCGTTGAGGCAGCGTTGGCAGCTGCGACTTCGGCATTGATGGCCGCGATCTTGGCCGCCGATGCTGCCTTGCTGAGGCCGCCGCTGGTCTTAATCTGTGCGATCTCTGCCTTATTCGCCGCGTTGCGAGCCGCGACCTCAACATTGATGGCGTCGGTCTTTGCCTTGGCGTCGGCGGTGATCTGCGCCTTTGCGGCGGCCAGGGCCTTGGCGTCGTTAGCCGCGCCAGAGGCGGCTAGGCCCACGTCGGCCGCACTCTTCTGGCCGCCTATGCCGGTGATGCCGGAGACGGCAGCAGCCACCCCAGCCATAGCCGCAGTCACGGTGCCGAGCTTGCTGGTGATCCCGTTGGCCAGCCCCTGCATGAGCTGTTGACCTACCGGGTAAAGCGGGCCTTCGCTGAAGTGCAGGAAGCCCGTAATCGCGTGGCCGACTTTGCTCATGGCGCTTCCGACCGAGCCGATCGCGCCCTCGATACCATGCACGAGGCCCATGATGACTTGCTTGCCGGCGTTGTAGAGCAACGAACCCAAGTCGCCTACCGCTGCCTTGATTTTTCCCCCGATATTCAGCCAGCCTCGGACCTCCGCTTCCCAGAGACCCTTGATGCCGTTGTAGAGCCCAAGGATTACATCCTTGCCCTTGTCGTAAAGCAGATGGCCCAAGTCGCCTACCGCTGCCTTGATTTTTCCCCCGATATTCAGCCAGCCTCGGACCTCCGCTTCCCAGAGACCCTTGATGCCGTTGTAGAGCCCAAGGATTACATCCTTGCCCTTGTCGTAAAGCAGATGGCCCAAGTCGCCGACAGCACTGAGAATCTTGCCGGGGATGCTGGTGATGAAGCTGATTACATCATCGAAGGCGGTCTTGAGTGCGCCCCAGGCTGTATTGAAAGCGGCCTTGATATCGGTCCAAGTGGTAGTGAAAGCGTCTTTGATGGCGTTGAAAGCGGTAATGAAGGGCTGAGAGATTGCGTTCCATGCCGTTATCATGGCCCCAGAAAGTGCAGCCCAGGCGGTCTCAAACGCCCCCTTGATGTCATCCCAGATACCGACAAAGAAGCCTTTGATGGCGGCCCATTTGTCGCCCCAGTTGGAAGCAAACCAGCCGATGGCATCTGCCACCGCGCTGATAACTGGGATAAGTCCGGTCGCGAGCTTCAGAATGAGTTCGCCCAAGGGGGCTAGCGCCATTGACAGTTTTTGCCCTACAACCTCGTATTTCTGGCCCATCGTCTCGGAGGCTTGGGCTGCGCCAGAGATAGTCTCCTTGCTGCTTTTGACCTTGTCATTGAGTGCACCAACACTGAGCGCGCCCGAGCGACAAGCCTGCACAATGGCAGTAGCGCCCCGGCCGGCGAAGAGTTGGCTTGCGATAGTGAGTGCGTCGGTCGGATTCTTGGCGTTGGTGACGGCGGTCAGAAGGTCGCCCATGGCTACCTTCGGGTCCTTCATAGCCTTAGCCATGTCGGTAGAGGACAAACCAAGATCCTTGAGGGCTTTCTGCGCCTCCTTCGGGTCCTTGGCGAGCTTGGTGAAACCGATAGACATCTGCCCGACGACTTTGCTGGAGTCGATGCCCTTGGCGCTCATCTGCGCCATCATCTCGGCCGATTGCGTGAACCCGTAGCCCATAGCCGAGAGTTGGGGTTGCATGGCGGTCACTTTGCTGGTGAGTTCGCCAATCGGGACTTGGGTCTGCTGGGAGACCTTCATGAGCGTGGTGAGCGCCGCCCCCTGGTCACCGGTGGAAACCTTCCACTTACTGAAGGCTTGGGTGGCCGAATCGGCCAGGCCGGAAGCGGAGGTCTTGAAGACGATTCCGAGCTGCTCAAAGCTGGTAGTCAGGCCAGCCAGGGGCGCGCCCGTTTCCCCCGTGCGCTTGGTAATCATGGCGATGGTGTCAGACAGGTCTTTGGCGTCGGAGACCGGAACGCTCTTGAAAACCGTCTTGAAGGTGTTCCCGAGCCCGTCTAGCGCCGCGCCCGTCTCCCCGGTCTTGGCCGCCAATTCCTCGTGAGCGCTCCTGAGAGTCTCGGCACCCTTGACGCCGACGGCGGCCACGGCCGCGAACGCGCCTACAGCAAGGGTCGCCACGCCCATAGGCGTAGCTAGGCTTTCGCCCACCTTGGCAAACTGACTTTTCAGGTTGCCGAAGGACTTCTCCAGGTTGCCCATCATGCCCAGGAGTGGACCGGAGGCGGCGTCCTCTATGTCTACCCTGCCGAGTACGTCAAAGTCGCTCAAGTGGACTCCTGTTTGGCGCGATTGTTCGAGTACTCAGCCTCGGCCGACTCCAAGAGCAGGCCGCGCAAGGCGTCTACGTGGGAAAGGTCCGGGGAAGCTATGCCGTAGGTCTGCCAGAGGAATCGGCGGATGCGGAGCGGCGAGACCCACGGGGGAAGTTCATAGTCAAAACCCTGCCGGAAGATGAGGAGTTGTTGCTCCTCTAGCGCGAGCCCCGTTTGTGGGTCAATGGGGCCGTCGTAGGGTTTACGTTCACGACATCGGCCAGAGCGCTAATGAGGGCCATGTAGTCGCCCAACTCCAGTTGCTCGATTTCGCCGACCGCAACGGGCAGCCCGCCTTGAGTGGCGATCGATGCGAGGAAGCCCATGATCTTGCCGTTGGCTTCGGGAGTGATGCCGTCGCCCAATCCCTTGAGCAGGACGCCCATTTCGGTCAGGGCGGGAAGCTCTACCGCGCGCATGGAGCGCAGAAGCATCGTGCGCCCGTCGCTTAGTTCTACTGACTTAGCCATTGTTCTCTCTCCCATGTGTTCGGAAATGAAAAGGGCCGCCCGGAGTGGACGGCCCTTCGGGTCTACTGTCGGTCTACCTTTACGGCAGAGTAGCTACTGCGTTGGCAAGCACGAGCTGCGCGTAGTTGCCCATCGCGGCGTCATATTGCGCGGAGAGCTCAATCTCCACCGCCTGAGCTTTCTGCGAATCGCCCCACCAAGCGTTGTCGCCGGAGAGCGCGCCCGAGAAGTTGGCGATGAAGCTCTTGGAGCCGCTCACGGCTTTGAGCTGCGCGATGATGGCCTTGCCACCCACAGCGTTGGTGTTGAGGAATGTCGAAAGCGTCGGGGTGAACAGCAGCCCCAGCTTGAGCTTGAGGTCTTGTTTGTCCACGATGTAGGCGATGGGCTCTTTGGACCCGGCCGCGAATACCGGCGTGAGGCCTGTGGTACCGGAGAGGGTGAAGCTGAAGAGGGTGCCGGCGTACGGCGTGGTGCCCGGCGTCGTTCCGGCCGCGTCCAAAGACAGCGACATCTGCGGCATGAGGATAGGCTCGACCGTCCGGTAGTTGAGACCAGCCGCGAACGAACCGGAACCGTTGAAGTGCTTGAAGAAGCCCTTGCCGGTGAACTTCAGCGGTTGCGCGAACGTTCCGGAAATCTCCCACGTCTGAAGCATGGCAGCGTCCCCGATGATGACCGGTCCGCCAGCCACGATATTGCCTAGCTCCATTGAGAGCGTGAGCGGGGTCCAGGATGCGGCCCCGGCCGGGTTGAACGTCCAGGTAGCCGGGTTAGCGCTAGAGCCTGCCGTGCCCGCTCCCGTGCACCAAGCCGCGATGGCGTAGTGCGTGGTGTCGTGGACGCTGACCACCCAGGCACCATCCACAACCGGAGTGGAGTTCGAGCCGGAGATGATGGCGTACCCACCGCTCGTAAGACCGTGGGCAGTCGAGGTGGTGACAATCGATGGGGTGCTGATAGAGCCTGCGGTGCCGGTGCCCGACGTGTTTAGGGGGACGGTGAACGTGTTCGTGGTCACATTGGAGACGATGTAGGTTCCATCCACGACCGGAGTCGAGTTCGAGCCGGTGATGATGACGGTGTCACCATTCGAGAGGCCGTGGGTCGCTGAGGTGATCTGTGCCGGAGTCGCGATAGAGATTGCGGTAATCGTCTTGGTGGCCGCCACACTCACGGCGCTTATGGTCTTGGCGGCGCCGTTGCCAGTGGGGGCAGGCAGACCCAAACCCATGCCGAGCAGATAGAGTAGGTCTTCATACGTGGCGATGCCCTTGAGATCGAATTCCCCATACTGCTCTAGCTGCGAGCTGAGGAACGCCGGAGCAAGTGAGCCACGCTGTTCATCAAACAGTGTGTTCTTGATATGTGGCGTGAACTGAGTCGTCGGCTCCAGTCCATGCCAGATAGACGTTGCTGGAGTGTTCGTGCCCCAAGTGGTGTTTTGCCCCACCTGGAGACGAATCAGCCTAGTGGCTGCTAGGGGCGTGGTGATAGCCATAAAGGGTGCCTCCTGTAGTGGGGCAGAGAATGATTGAGGGAGTGGATCTACTCCCCGAAGGGCAGGGACATTTGCAGAGCTACGGCGAGCTCAAAGCGCAGAGCTAGGTAGCCTTTGGTGCCCACGACCACAAACTCTTCCGGCTCATACGCGGACAGTTGGGCTTGCATAAGCTCCGGAAACTTGCCGGACTGGTCGAGGCGGAAGTGACTGGCGAAGGCAGCGAAAACGCTATCGGGCCACTTGGCGAGACCTTCCTCCATCTGAGCGAGGGAGGCCCCTTGGGTCATGAGCGCAACGCACAAATGCATGTGAACATTCAGCTCGGCAAACTGCAGGCCGCCAGTGGCCCCGAACTTGAGTTTGCCGCCGCGCCAGGTGTTGAGAAACATCGGCAGGTTTCGCGCGTTGGGTTCCCAGTGCGGGTACTTGTAGGCGTACTGAATCGTGGCCGTTTTGTCGGAGTTTTGCATTCCGGTTTGGATGGCAGCAACGGCGGTAAGGACATCATCGATGAGGCTCATACCGGCACGTTCTTCCAACCGTCAAGCGACGCCATGATGCTGGGAGGCATTTCCAGACCCGACTGCACCGCGCCCACACCCGGAACAGCAGCCGCACCCGTCGGAGCCTCGCGACGCTTGTAGTAAAAGCCCGCGAGGTCGTTGCAGATGCCCTGCAGTGAGTAGGGAATATCCGTGTACCCGGCCGTGTAGGTGACTCGTGCGAGCAGGCGGCCAGAGGGACAGGTGGGCATACCCGGCGCGTGGGCTTCAAACCAATAGTTGCCCATGCGCACGGACAGACCCAGGTCTTCAATGATGAGCTGGTCGGTCGTGACAGTGGTCCAGAGAGCCGCGCCCCGGTAGTCGATAATCTCAATCTTCGTCACGGCTGCGATGGGCCGGTACATCTGAATGGTCATCCACCCGCCGCCGACAGCGACCTTACGAGCACGCTCTACACCGTCGAAAGCGTCAAACGCGGAGCCACAGTGACAGTCGATAGCCTCTTCTGCCTGGCTGACACAGAGCTGCATCGAGGCGTCGTCGGGCGTGCTATCCGGCATGCCATCGAGGTTGGCGCGAATCCATGACTGGAATGCGTCAAGGGTCGTGTAGCGCGGAGCCCATGTGGGGGGTGTTGGAGGTGCGTCAGGCATGGTTGTCTAGGCGCTGCGAAATTCGCTGGTGGCGAACGTGCCGGCGCTGGTGTCCGTCTTGCACCAGAAGGCGCCCTTGCAGGGCCAGTGCAGCGGCATGAGCGCGGCACCGATGGTCATGTAGGCACCGTCGTCCAGGATGGCGAGGTGCAGGTTGTCCACAGCCTTTTCAGCAGTGAGAAGCGTGTTGACCGTGGTTTGGTCAGAAGCCGCGGGAACGGCGGTCAGCGTGGCCAGGTCGGTAGCATCTGCGGTGCCGCCATGGGCAACAGTCGCATCGGCGAAGTGAAGGAGTTGAGCCGCCCGTACCGCATTGGCGTAGACCACCACGGCGGCCAGGTCAGCGGGAGTAGCAGCACCGACGGCAACGTGCGAGTTCCAGTAGGTCTGGAGTAGGTTGATAAGGGTCTGGTCGGATGCCTGGTCAGATCCCGCTGTGGTAGCCGTCACCAGCGCCAGGTTGATGGCATCGGCCACGCCATGAACGGCCGTGTCGGCAAAGTGAGCCAGCATGGCAGTACGCAGGGCGTTCGCCTTGGCCCTCAGTGTCGGCTCGGTTGTCGGAGTGCCGTTGAAGCTGTAGGCGCTCGCGGCCTTGTGATAGGTGGTCGATACGGCGTGCGCGGTGACCTGCGTGGCCAGATCGTCGGCAAGGACATATCCGGTACCGAGCGTGCTCATAACTGCGGCAGCGGAAACGTCTACCGCGTCCGTTACCTTGTGACCGGGAATGACCACGGCGCCTGCCGCGGCATGATAGGTGGTGGAAGCGATGTGCGCCGGCACGTCGATGATGAGCTCAGCCGATAGGACTTTGGAGGTGGCCAGGTTTGTGGCGTCGTTGGCCGCAATTACATCCGTGCCCGTGTCGGCGATCTTGTGCGTGATGGCAGGCGCATAGACGAGAGCTTGCGTGACGACTCGCGGACGGACGAACATATCCAGGTCTGCGGCGTTGGGCGTGACCTTGAGGTACGCGGTCGAAACGGGGGTGTACGCGGTCACAACGGGAGCGACGGGCAGGGAGCCGACAAAGCCGGCTATGCCCAGGGCCCCAACTGCTACACCGATGGCGGCGGCCAAACCACCATCGGCGGCCTTGACGTGAGCGTATCCGTAAGGGTCAACGTACCAGTCGACCGGCTGGCCATCGGGAACGGGTGCCGTGGGAGCGCTGCTCTGCGCTCTGCCAGCAAGCAGATTGCGCATGGTTTCTACGAACATTGCTCCTCCTTTCGAGGATTGAGGTGCAGGGCCGGGTGGGAGAGCCCGGCCCTGCGGTCCGAGAGGAGGGGCTTAGACGACCCGGGCGCCCACGATGGAGGCCTGGGCGTAGGGGTGACGGCACTTCAGCGTCTGCGCGAAAAACAGGCTGAACGGGTAGCGACGATCAACCGGAGCCAGCGGGAAGTAGCTGTAGGGGCGCTGAATGTCCAGCGCAAACGCCACAGACTCGCGGCTCGTCGGGTAGGGGATCTTCTCGCTGATGAACAGGAACGTGCCGTCGGGGATCTCGGGATGGCCCCAGACGGGGATCGTGGCCGGGAGGCCGGGATTCTGTCCACTGGCGTACTTGTTCAGGTAGGCGCCGATGTACAGACCGCCGGTGAAGGCGCCCTTGTCGTCGATTTCCGATTTCATGACGTACTTGCCGCCGGCCACCAGGAGATCGGACACGCTGGACTTGCCCAGAGGAGAGGTCAGGATGAGGGTCGGGCTTGACTTCCAGTTTCTCCACGTCGGAGCGAGAATCTGGTCAAACTCGGCGATTCCCGCGCCCTGGCCGGTCAGTGTGGCGCCGGCGCAGTCGATGACGTTAGGAGCAGTCGCGCCGGCCACGGAGCTGGAAGAGAAGTCGACGCCATAGGCGGTCTGCTTCTCGCACCAGGCTTTGAGGCCGTTGAACGCGAGCGGGTTGGCGGAACCATTGGTCGACGGGGGAATCACGGTGATAGCCGTGCTCGCGTCATAGATAACGCGGACCTTGGTTAGGCCGATGAAACATCCGCCCTCATTGGCGACAACGGCCTTGCCGTCGGCCGCATAGGACATCTGCGAGACCGGAACGAGCTTGGCCGCGCCTGCGTTGGCGCCAGCGTAGATCTTATATCCCCATGCGCCAGGGACGGCCGGGATGGTGAGAAGATCGTAGGCGTTCGAGCTGGAGGCGGACGGAGTGATCTCCATAGGCGCGGACTCGCCCACGCACTTGGTGGATGCCGGGGTGGTGTGTTTGCCGTTGCTGTTGGCCAGGATTCCCTGGAGGGTCAGCGCGGTGACGTAGTACTTGGTCGGGGAAGTGTAAGAGCCGGTGCCACCTGCAACTGAGGTACAGAGAGTCGGAGTAGCGAGACCATCGTAGTCGCCGCCTATGCACATCAGCTCGTCAAGCCGCTGGATGCTGGAGAGCAGCCCGATGGAGGAGATGGCCATGGCATCGTCATAGCCCTTGGACTGGTCGACCGCCTCTTGGGTCACGCTGTCATTCAGCGCGTTGCCGGAGTAGAGGCTCTTGAACACCGTGGCGGCCAGAGTTTGGGCGTTACCGATACCGGCCTCAGCCACGCCGAACGCGGTAGAAAAGTCCATGCCGAAGCCGACCTGGACCTTCCACTCGACGTAGGGAGCGCCCATGGCGGCAGTGTCGACCGCGAGACGGGAACGCACGGGAGCCACGAACGGCATCAGCAGCGTGGCCGGCCGCTCGAGGTTGCGCCCGACGAAACCGGCGGTTGCGGCCAGGGCTTTCTGCATCTCATCTTTGCTCATGAGGCCGAGTTCCGAACGGAGGGCACTCAGCTCTTCAGGACCGAAATTCATCTTTTGTTCTCCTTGCTTGAGGGCATGAAAAAGGCCGCTAGCAGCGGCCTCAGTTGACGGAGCCGGAGTGGATGGAAGGGCTTAGACCGGGACGCGCTCCCAGCTATGCTTGCCCTCGGACGTGATGCCCATTGCCAGAGCCTCTTGGGTAGCCAGAGCGAACGCGTGAGCCTGAGCAGCCTGGGCGTCTCCGCCGGCGGCGAGAGTGGCGGCCTGCAGGCGCGCCATGGGCGTCATGTTGCCGTCCATCAGAGCCTTGCTGATGGGGTCCTCAACCTTACCCTGGTCGGCGAGGTTCGCAGCGGTCGGAAGACCGCCGATGTGGTTGGGACCGGAAGCGAGAGGCTCGGCATCAACGGCCTTGCCTATGGGGGTCGCGGCGGCTCCGGTAACGGCGGCCATGATGTCGTCTTTGATCGTGGCGATCTTGGCATCGGTGTGAGCGGCGGCGGCATTGACTGCGCTGGAGATGATTCCCTGCACGTCAAGCCCGGCCACACCAGCGGGAGCGCCCGGCTGACCCGCGATACTCATGGCGGCCACGGCTTTGGCGACTGCCTCCTGAATGGCGATAGTCTCCTGAGCCTTGGTCATGGTGGACTCGGTGCTCGGAGTGCTCACGGTGCTTTCGGTGCTAGGAGTGGAGGCGTCCGTGCTTGCGGTCGAGGAGGCCACAGTGCCCGTCAACACCTGGATGGCGGCCATTGCCTGAAGTTCCGCGTCGGTCGGGCTCGAATCCTGCTGCAGCAGTTCCAAGATACGGCCCAAGGCGCCGGACATATCGCCCTTGGCGATGTCCATTGCAAGGCTGAGCGTTTTCTCAAAATCCATGTTCCTGTTCTCCTTGGTGATCGCTTGCTTGAGTTGAACTTTGCCGTCGGTTGATTGGTAGGGTTTGCCGAAGTACGAGCTGGCCTTGAGGGCGATGCGGTTGCCGATGGTGGCCCACTCCGCGTCGGAGTAGCCCTCCTTGCCTCTGCCAGCGTTGTAATAGGCCATGGCCGAACGAGTGCGGCCTTTGCTGTCGATGGGCCACTTATGGTTGGCCGGATCGGCGTAGTTGTCGGTATTCTGTCCGTGGGGGAAGCCCTTGGGAGCGGTCTGAGGCGCGCCCTCCTTTTTGGGGATGGCGACCTTGCCGAAGGGCGCGTCGGTCTCGGTCACGGGAACGAACACGGTTTCGGGTGCGACCTCAACCGCATCGGCGAAGGTGAAGGCGCCGTCTTTGTCCACGGCATAGCTGGCCTGGTACATAGTCGGGGGCTCCGGGGCAACCTCGCAGTCATCGCAAGGACCCAGCCTGGTGTAAATCACCCAGTCCGGACCCCAGTCACGCACATACACCGCATCATCGATTAGGTCACAGAGGGCGTCTTCCAACGCGCTCCTGAGGTCGTCATAGCTGCCGTCCGCTTTGGCGATGTCCCCTTCCGGCGCCTCGGGATCATCGGGGTCAAAGAACTTAACCAGGGTAAAGCGTGCATCGGGGCAGGCGGGGGTATCGACAAGCGAGACTTCGCTGATAAAGATTTTGTCGTATACCTTCGTACCATCGGGATCGTAGTGAAAGGAAAGCCCGCGACCACCGATAGAGAAGCCCTTCAGAGCGTTTTCCTGGCACTTGATAAGGCAGTCGCGTCCATCTGTGGACCGTGAGAGTTTGACTCGATTCATGACGCCGGGATGCCCGGATTCGGTTGTGTCCTCCCACCAACTATCGAACGTTCCGACCACCTTTGGCAGATGCATTTCGTGAACTCCAGGCCCATTCCGCGCAGCCGCCTCGGCGAAGGCTTCTTTTGCGACAGAGAGCGGCACACGCTCGCCTTGCAGGTCGTTCATCTCGGCGGTGGAAAAGCCCTCAACTGTTCCCGTTTCCGCATCTATTTTGGAAAAGGGCACGTACAGTTGAATCGGATAGGATTGATCGGTGGTTCGCTTCATAGGCGATAACTCCAGTCTGCTAGAAAAGCCGGCCACAATATTCCATGGGATGCTTCGCCCCTTTAACGACGTTGCAGAGGGGGCAGGCAATCACGAGGTTAGAGGGATGGTTGGACCCGCCAAGAGCGAGTGGCACTACATGGTCCACGTGGTAATCCTGGCCCACCCTTTTGCGGCAGTAAAAGCAGCGGCCCTTCTGGCGCTTGTATTGAGTCTCTATGTCTTCGGGGGTAAAGGCCCCATCGGCCCCAAACTCCCGCGCTCTTCGTTTTTGGTTTCTCGCCTTGAGTGAATCGAGATGAGTAAGCCGGTATTCACGCTGGTATGCCTTGATTGACTCGCAATTTTCGGCGTAGTAGCGGCGCTTCTGCTCAAGTATGTGTTCGTGGCTCTTTTGGTAGCGCCGTAAATCGTATTCCCTGAAAAGCTCGGGATTTCCCTGCCTTCGTTGCTTCTGGTTCGCGCTAGCACACTCTCGGCATTCTGACCGAAGATACTTGCGGCCGTTCGGGTGAAAGAACTCCGCCGTGCGAGGAAGTTCGCGCCCGCACCTAGTGCATTGCTTAGTCTCCATTGGCTTCTCCGAGCCCTCCGCATTAAGACACCCGGCAGGCAGGGAGGCGGAGACTCTCCTCTTCGCGTGGCCACGCTAGCCTGCCGGGAAACCAAACTTTCCAAAAGAAGAAAGCCGCCCGGGATGAGGCGGCTTGTGAGACACGATGCAGGCCAGTTTCAGCTCATAGCCCAGGAGCCTCTCGGGGAAAGAGCAAAGGTAAACGCCGCCCATTCACATCCAGAGGTCAATCGACAAGGTAGACCGTGGGCGGCGTAGTTAACCGGCCGGCAGTCACGCCAGTCGGGGATGTACTGTTACGACTTGATAGCCTGCGCGAGCCCCTTGCGGAACCCACTCTCGATAGCCTTCTTGATCTCCTCGAGTTTGCCCGGCCATCCTGCCCAGAATTTCGTCCCGGTGAGGACGTACTGGCCGTAAGACATCGAATAGAGAGTCAACTCGCGGCCGGTCTTGGTGACGACGTAGGACGGGGCCGGTTTTGAGGCAAAGTTGCGCGTGCGCTTGTAGGGAGACACAGCGCGACCATCGGCACGGTATGGGGAGGCTTGACCGGGATAGTTACCGCGTTCGCCTACATAAGCGACGCCTGAAGTGATGAGCGCCTTGTCAATGACACCCTTGAAGTCCTTCATGAATCCGGCTTCCTTGACGCTCACGTTGAGATTGAAGAGCGCCATCAATCCTCACCTTCCTGGAGCTCGTCACCATCGCTCACGTCAAACGTGATGCCATATTGATCCATGAGGGCTTGGCCCTCGGCTTCGTCGCCGGGGAGAGTTATGCCTTGCCCACAACGACATCCGACATGCAGGGGCGGTGGGTCATCACCCGGGCCGAACTCCTGCCCGTCCAGCGCCATGCACTCCTCGCATTCGTAGTCGTCTTCCGAACCTTGCCAAACCCAGGTGTCCGCGCCAACCTGCTCCATCATGAGGTCGACGTTGGCTGAGGCCATGCGGGTTGTCTCGGTCGTGGCGATTGCAGCGGCTTTCCAACTGCCCAGCGCATTCTGAGCGCTCAGCCGGAACGCCAGGTCGCTTGTGCCCTCCTCAGCATCCGCGAAAAACGTGGAGAGCGATTCCTGGATCCGGTCGGTCGCGGTCTGGCCCACGTCCTTGAAGCTGCCCTTGACCATCTTGCCGGTCTTGTCGCGCCACTTGAAATTCTTCAGGTAGCGCTGGTAGAGGGCGTCGGGCTGGATGTCCTGCCAGGTAGCGGCTTTGGCGATGCGTTTGGTCGGTCGCTTCCACCAGGCGTTCTCAGCCGCCGCGATGATTCGGGCAGCTTCAGTAGCACCCGCCTCCAGGCCTGCGACGATGGCTGACTGCACATCGCTCTTGACCTTGGCAGACAGCAGCGGATGTTTCTTCACCTCATCGAAGCCGGACTCGACCACCTTCCATGCGGCGTTGTATCCCGCCATGGCCTTTGCCTGGTAGGCGCGCTCGGCTTTTAGCCGGGCCTGTTTGACGCCGGGGCGGTTGGAGCCGATTACGGGCATGGGCTATTCATCTTCCTCATCTTTGTGCGACAGTACGGTTTCGTACATCGCTTTTATGTCGGGATCGTCGATGTATCCCAGCAGCAGAATGGCAGCCCAGTACCACCTGTCACGCGACAATGGTTGGCGAAGCTCGGACAACTTATCGAGCAGCTCTTGCTTACGAAGGTTCATAGGTCAGGCTTGCTCAAGCGAACAGTCCGCCCGACCCACAGACAGCCAACGGCCGGGGGCGAATGTCTGAACCACTACGTTGTTCGTCCCCAGATGCAGATGACCGCCCGGGTCGATCTGGTAGCCGCTACCGAAGAAGCTCAGTTCTTCCTGTCGGTCGTCACGACCGAGCACCACCAGCCGGTAATGGGTGAGTTGTTGCTTCTGCAGCAGCGGAACAGCTCCGATAGTAGCGCCGCCTGGTTGATGACCGTTGTTGCTCATGTCTCTCTCCCCTTGCTCTACTTGCGCTTGCGCTTGGCGCGGTTGCCCTTGGTCAATTGCTCCCCGGTACCTACCGGCTCATCTGTGAGCCTGGTCTCCCCGGTCTCCGGTTGGTCAGTGGACGCGATGAGGAGTCCACCGGCGGACAGGACAGTGCTGAGCCGCTCACGGGCCAGCGTGGTGGCATTCGAGCCCACTAGGTGCTCGATGGTCTCCCACAAGTCCATGTCGTTAGCCACGCGCTTCAGAGTGGCGAGAAGGTCGGGCCCCAGAGGAGCATCGACGTACCGGTCCACAAACGGGCTGAAGATGCCGAGGTTGGTGGTGGGGAACGTGAGCCCGTTGTCAATCATGACCGGGCGTTGCTCGTCATATGGATGCGTCAGCCAGTTGCCCCAGTGGCGGTCTCCCTGGCCGGCGATGTAATCCAGCACAGCAGCGCGGCTGCACCAGTAGTCAGAGTACGCCGCCACCGACGGCTCGGCGGGCTTGAAGGCGTCACGGACGAAGTACAGTACCGCGCCCATGTCGCCCTCTTCGGTCTTAGTAACGTAGGCAACCGGCACGAGGTAGAAGCCCAGGGAGCGGTCCAGCAGATACGCCGCCTGCTCACGGAAAGCCTGGAAGCCCCCCACGCGTTTGATGAGCTTGGGATTCTCACCGGAGACCGGTTTCCACACACCCGGCCACATCGGTAGACCCTCGGGGCACATGGCCACAATCTCAACCTCGTTGGCATGTCCGCCCGCGGGCCACTCGACAGAGCCGGGAGCGACGATAGGAGCCATGTAGTACAGGTCATCGTCCGGAGTGCAGCCCGTGACCTTCTCCAGCTTGGCGGTCACGCCTTTGACGATATCGCCCATGAAGATAGTCGTTCGTCCGGGGGTGAGTTTGCCCGACTCGATAACGGCCTTGGCCGTGGTGGAATCCTGGGTGGTCGTCTCCGGCTGCTGGTCTATGGCGCCGTCTACCTCAGCCTGAGCCTCTAGGTCCCCAGGAGCGCCCAGCCACACAACCTGACCGCCACGGATGACCATGTACACCTGCCCCTTACCATCGGGCATTGGGTCAAGGCCGTAAGCTATGCGCACGTTGTCAAGGGCGCACCCGCCCGACTGGAACAGCTCCAGCATGGCTTTCTGCTGCGCGCCAGGGTCGGAGGTTGTGCCCGGAAGGGCCAGTTTGAATTGACGGCCATCGGCCCCCAGTTTGTCCAGGAAGTCTTGCCCGGCTGCTTCGATGTGCATGGCTATCGGACCTAAGCCCATGCGGAACAACGACTGGGCCATAGCGTCCTCAAAGCCCTTGCCGCCTAAGCCGCGCCCCGGGACCTTGGCGAGCTCAGATATGGGCAGGCCGTGACAAAAGCTGAGGTTCGCGAACGCCTGATTGTATTGCTCGGCAGGCCACTCCGGGCTCTTGGTCTCTTGCCAGTGGGCCCCGGCCCAAGGAAGGACGTGCATACGCATACGTTCGGCTGGGTTGGAGCTCATCAGGCGGTTGTAAGTCCGCTCCCACTGCACCACCTGGTCGGGAGTCAGCTGGGTGTCTCCGCCGGGGATGAGGAACGATTCGGGAAGGTTTCCTTCGCGATAGTAGGCAAGACTGAAAGCCTTGATATCGGCCAGCAGCAGAATGTCACTCCAGGCCTTCTCAATGGGCGACTCGCCATAGGGAGCGTTTTCGCGCAATGAGCGCGGCTTGTACCATATCTGGTCAGCGGTCCACCACCCGAACGCTTGGCCCTTGATTACCTGAACGAACGCAGGGCTCTCGCCCTTGGGCGTTCCGCCGTGCTCATCCACACACACAAAGATGGTTGAGCCGTCCATGGTGACGAGCGCTTGGTTGCGGAGGTCGTGGTAGCAGCAAGGGGCATCGTAGATCAACAGACTGCGCAGGAAGCGGCCCATCCACACGGGCCACGGTAGAACCCTGTCGGGCTTCTGAGCAAACCACCAGAAAGGACCGTCCGGCCCTTCAGCGTTGCCGTCTCTGTCCACGATCCGCGGGGTGTAAATGGTCATCTCGGCGGTGAGGATGCTGTCTATCATGGCGATTTCAGAGACGAGGCTATAGGCATCCTTGATCTGCTCAAAGGCGGTGAGGCCGAAATGGACGCGAGGCATGATGCTGATGTTGGCCGCGAAGGGGTAATCCATTACCCGCGGCGTCAACTCCTCGTAGGGCTGCGACACCGGCCGGATAGGTCCGCCCGGCCCCATAGTGGCATTCGCCCACGCCGGGGGAAGCGGTTGGTCGATTAGCGGTTGCGGAGCCGCCGACATGCCCAGGGCCTTACCGATGCCTGACAGGAGTCCCACTAGCGCCCCCACATCTTCCGCGCGTTGGCTTTCATGACTTCCTCCTCATAGGTGATCTCAGCCGGAGCGTCAATATCGGCGGTGCCGTTGCGGAGCTGTTCAAAGCGCTCAAAGTCGGATTCATCCCAGGTGGCATGGCCCGTGAGACCAATCGCCAGGTATCTGAGACTGTCGGCACGATGGAACGATGCCTTGTCGGCTATATCGTTCGTGGGCTGTCCGCTGTCGTCGACCTTGCGCCGATAGCTGCCCAGCTCATCTCTGAGCCCGGCGAGCGAATCGAACACAAACAGTCGACGGGTTTTGAAGAACCCTATCACCCGGTCAATACCAATCTCCACATCGGCCACCAGCGGACGCTGCAGGGTGATTCCCTCTGCCTGCCAGTCGCGCCGCCATTGTGTTTCGGACTGGGAGCCGCCCCAACCTCCACAGGCATTCACGCCTTCAAGGTCGCTCTTGACCCGAGCGACATGCTCCCTGGTGGTGAGACTGCCTTCCAGCGATTCTCGGTAGAGGTAGTAGACGTTGGCAGCAGGATCGTGCGCCAGATAGAGCACGGCGGTATTTGCCCCGCCGAAGTCGACGCCAACATATCGAGGCCACTCAGCGGGCAATGCAAACGGCTTGACTAGGTGCCCGCCCTCTTCGCGGCAGCAGTCAGTGAAGTCCTCGTAAATAAGCCCCGCCGGACGGGAGAACTCGCCACAGTAGAACATCCTGTACCTGTATTCGGGCAGTGAAGCCTTGGCCCGCTCCATCTCTGCTAGCGGAAAGGCTGGGTTCTCTGTGCTGGCAAACTGCACTACCGCGTAATCCTCGTCGCCATCGCGCCAGCGGTCGTATACCTGGTTCTTAAGCCACCCCAGGTTGTAAGGCGTCGTGGTGATGAGTGCTCGTCCCTGGTGCAGCGCCAGACGCCGCAAGATGGCCTCCCACGACTCTAGGCGGAATTGATCCTGCCCGGCTTCATCGAGCCACGCCGCTTTTGCGGTTGCCGATTCTAGCGATTCCGCGTTGGTTGCCGAGCCGAAGATGACTCGGGTCTTGCCGTCCTTGAAGTAAAAGCACTTTGCCGTTTCGCGCCATTCCCCCAGGTGGAGAGTGTGCTCGAACAGCCGCCTGAACTCCGGCAGCATCTTGAGATTCAGCAGCGGGAATGAAGCCGTGATCGCCAGGTAGTCGCCCGGCCCCTTGTTTTTGATCTCGTTCAGGAGCCAGATAGGACCTAGCGCCGTCTTCCCGCTTTGGGTGCCAGAGAGCATGAGAATGAAACGACGCGAGCAGCGGTAGACTTCCGACTGCCCCCGGTGAAGGTTAAAGTGGAGATCCCCCTTCGCATCCGTCCACGTCAGCTCCGGCACTAGTCGCCTCCGTCATGTGAATGTGGACGGCGATCCCGCCGTCTTCTGTAGGCAAATAGCCCTCTGCCCGGCCCGGCCCGGCAAGTTGGAACTTGATAGACCAGGGCTCGCGACGCATGAGCGCTTCATCCAGCCCGGCTCTGGCCACGTCGGTACGTCGACCCCGGTAGAGCTCTACAATGGCCTGGAGCTCGGGCGATTTGCTGATGCGATCCATGATCGCCCGAGGTGTTACACCCAGGTATTCAGCAGTCAGATACGGACCGCCGCGGTACTTGTGCAAGGCTTCCTTGTATTCCTCAATCGAATGTCGGAGGCTCATCGTTCTCTCCCGTGAAGTTCACGAAGTTAGTTTCGGTTCCAGGCCCATGCCAGCGAGGCGCTCCAGAGTGACGGCCACGTACTTGGGCTCTAATGTCTGGTGTGCTATACTCGAAGCATGACGGCGAAGAACCGACTCACCAAAACCTGCGCAGTGTGTGGTGCCTCTTTCGAGGTGCCCGTCTACCGTGCCGCTACGGCTCGCTACTGCTCCAGAGTGTGCCGTGAACATCGCCACCCCGCGAACGAGCGAACGTGCCCGACGTGTCTCAAGCCCTTCGTCACCTACCAGCGCAAACAAGTCTTCTGTTCCCAGTCCTGCGCCGGCAAGTTCAGGGTAGGACCGTTGGCCGGTCGCTGGAAAGACGGACGGTCCCTGGAACGGGACCGGGCCCGCCTTGGCCCACGTCTTCGAGAGTGGCGGGAAGCGGTCTACAAGCGGGACGGGTATGCCTGCCAGCGGTGTCAGGCCACCGGGGCGCTCCATGCCCACCATATCCAAGCATGGGCCGATCACCCCGAACTGCGCTTTGACGTTGCCAACGGTGAAACGCTTTGCGTCCCCTGCCACAGCGAGTACCACGGCAAGGACTTCAGCAACCGGCGCACCAAGGTGTGCCCCGACTGCGGAGAGCCGACCAAGGGCAGAGGCAAGGAAGGACGTTGCCGCCCATGCTCGCTTATCCACTGGCACCATCTTCGAGCAGACAGGGAGTAAGACCCATCCCGCTGAGCCTCTCCAAAGTGACTGCCACATAGCGAGGTTCAATTTCCATGCCGCAACAGACGCGGTTGGTTTGCTCGGCGGCGACGGCGGTTGAACCAGAGCCGAGGAAGGGGTCGAGTACTGTCCCGTCGACCGCCGTCGACACCGACAGGTAGCGCATCAGCAGCTCCACGGGCTTCATTGTTGGGTGCTCCCCGTCTCCGCCCGCATCCGCACGGCCCTGCAACTTAGATGACAGGTAGAACTTGGAATACGTAGCCGTTGGCTCAAGGTGGTTGTTCCACACCCGCCCATCACGACAGAAGAACATCACGTACTCTACGTCGGGCAGGAACGTCTCGTTCGTCCAGGGCGTTGGGTTGGTCTTCGCCCACACCAGGATGTTGAAGCGGTACCCGTCGAACATCCGCAGATACGCCGGAATCAGGTCTTTGTTGCAGAACAGATACCAGGTCGGCGCGCCGAGTTTTAGCAACGCCTGGAGCGTGCCCGGGTCGAAGTCGATGATGTCCTTCACGCGCCGCTTGATATTGGCGGTGCTCGCGGAGAAGCACCCCCCCCCGCCCATGTTCATCTTGTATGGCGGGTCGGTCACAACTGCTTCAGGGATTGCACCGGCCAGTAGCGCATCCATGTCGGCAGACATGTCCCCGCACATCACCCGGTGCCGCCCCACCTGCCATATCTGCCCGCGCTCCGTCTGCCACTTCTCGCGCAGTTCTTCGGCCTTGTCCATCTGGGCGCCGGGGTCTTCGGGCTTAGGAGGCTCCAGGTACAACCCCGCGTCCTTTGCCAACTCCGCGAGCATCTTCTGAAGTCCCGCCTCGCCCGTAGACACCTCGCGCAGCAGGGAGTCCAGAGCTTCCTTGTCTGCCTCGGCCATGGCGGCGATTGGGTCAAGACTCAGCAGCGCAAGCGCCTCCTTCTCGGGTGCCACCTCCACATACGCCACCGGCACCAGCGCCACGCCTGCGGAGAGATACTCCTCCACCCTCGCATGACCGTCCAACACGTGCCCCGTTAGTCGGTTGACGATCACGGGAGCGATGATGTCCAGTTCGTTCAAGGAGCCACGCAGGGCTTCCCTTTGCGCAGCCGGATGACGACGAAAGTTGGACGGATGGGCAAGGAGGCTCTCGGGCGCGACATCGTCCCAGCCCACAATCTTGCTCGACCAGGTCACTGTCGGACCTCCGCCCTCTCAACCTGTCGGCGTAGTTTAACCTGGCGCTCCTTCCGCGGTACTTCGCTCATCATCCGACGGATATCTCGTTCCGCGCACCAGTCCGCCTGCTCTTTATCCGGGTGGGGATAGCCACAGACGAGGCACTTGTAGCGCGGGTGGTACATGGCGGACCTCCGGGGAGAAGGAAAGGGCCTCCGAGTGGAGGCCCTCGTGGTCGCAAGGCGATTAAGCAGCAAGATTAAGCAGCAATACCGATATCCCTAAGACGCTTGAGAAGATGTTCATCGGTCAACGGTTCGCGATAGTCCACTTCCAGCAGCCTCAAGCCGGAATGTGCACACAACTCTCGCAAGTCAGCATCTCGCTGCTTCGTCTTGCGTAGTTTGCTGTGCCGAACACCGTTCTCTTCAACAATAAGGCCGTAACCCAAGAAGTACATGTCTACTCGCCTCTTGCCGAACCCAGGGATGAGCGCCTCGTGCACTGGATCTTCATTCAACATCTCGCGTAGCAGTAGCGCGAGTTTCTTTTCCCGGTCGTGGAACGCATGTGATATCTCAGCGGTCAGACCATCACCTGCGCCGGTTACTCGCCTTCGTTCTTTGGCCCGTAGTGACCGAATGGCATCAACAACAAGGGGATGATCTTCCCCGAGCTGTTCCCTACCAAGCCGGATCGCCTCAAGTAGCTGAGCGTCTTCCATCGCTGCGATATGGACGCTCTTCTTTGCGAGGCCGCGAGGTTCTTTCCCCTCATTTGGTCCGCCACGACGCGTGCAATGGCAAGAGGGTTTGGTAGGATTGGCCACGTCAATACCTCCTATCAGGTGTTGGCCACGCCCCGGGCTGTTAGCGCAGTGCCGGGGTGATTCAGTTGGAATAGAAAGAGCGGCCCGAAGTCCTCCGACTCCAAACCGCACTTTAGAGTTTCACTATACCATGATGTCCCCTTTTGTGCTACCCACGGCGGACAACATACGCTAGGACTGGACCGCTACGGCCGCCTTCAATCGTTTGGCGTGGCGTACTGAACACCCCAAACGTTGGGCGATGACAGACGGCGACCTGATTCCATCGGCTATCAGACTGGTTGCCTGCTGCTGTTTGGTCGGAGCCTCAACTCCAAACCCGATCACATCCCCAGGTATCCACTCAGCCATCCACCGCACCCCAACCTGTGCCATCACTTCCCGATACGTCCGCGCCTCCGGGCAGATCGCCTCACTCCTGGGGTCGACCGGCGGCTCCACATGCTCTGCCCATACCGCCTGCGCTGCGATCGCCCCACTCATGCCACACGCACTGAGCGCGTAGAGGGCTTGCTCAATGTCGTTCATGCGGTAACGGCGTCTAAGTGCGTCCCTTGTTCGTGCCCAGGCCTCGTCTGGCGGACAGTTCGGTTTCTTGCCATTCGCCTTAAGCACGTTCAGGCAGCGGGAACAGCGGCCGTCACAGAAGACGTTGATTGCCCGCGGTGGTGACTTGGGCGGATCAAGGGATGAGGGTTCGGAAATCCATTCCTGCCTTGCGGTGGCTACGGCACCTGGCGCCTGGTCGAGGTGATAGAGCATGAAGCCGAGCAACGAGACAATGGCATCAACCTTCTCGTCAAGAGTCTGCATTCACCCCTCCTTGTGGGCCGGATCGTTCTTCTCGGAAAGCTCTCTGAACGTAGCCTGTAGCCGCCTGGCAAACGAATCTGAGAGCGACAGGGTAAGGCCCAAAGGGTCGGTGACATCCCACCTCAGCTCTGCCCAGTCTTCCGTATCGAAGTTTTTCATTATTTTCCGTGCTTCTTCGGGCGTGAACGGCCCGGACTCTTGCTCTGCCACCTCAGCCCTCCTTGCCGTCGTATCCCGGCAACAGGCGCTTGATGCGTTCGTTCTGTTGGCGCTTGCGGGCATTCACGTCACGCCTCCATGGGGATACGAACCTTTGTTACCGAAATAATGCGGCAATCAGGGTCTAGCGGCGGAGTGGTGTCAAGAGACAATTCCAGGATCTCAAGCTTGTCAATCACCCTGGTGTCGCCGTCAACGTGCGAATCGCGCGGAAGTTGCACCGCGCCCATGGCTCTCTGGAACTCATCCGGTATGACAAACGTGTGAATGTGCTCCGGGAGTCTTGTCTGGCTGGGCGGAGGTTGCCAGGCCTTGACCGCTTCGTATCCCGCCACGAAGCTGTCCGTCATGATGTCTTCCAACCTCCGATATCTTGACCGGCCTTGGAGGGGATAAGTTGTCACCCACCACACGATAGTGGCCGGTGATTTGAACAGCTCAAGCGCTATTCTGGCGATCTTCCGCAGGACCTTCACAGCGTCACCGCCTTGGCCGCTGTGCGTACCCGGAGAAACCACGCGTCGTCTACGGTTCGGCCGGTTTGGCAGACGTGCACCCCTGCTATTGCTGCGCAGGCCATACCAGGGCTGGCATTTACCGCATCCACCAGTTCCCGCGTCTGCTCAAGCGCGACCTCGCGACCCTTGCGATAGTTCTGGACATGAGCATTGTCGTCAGCATCAGAAGGATGAACGGCACACCACTGGCACAAATCAGTGTCCGCTTTCTGCTGCGCCTTAAAACCGTCTCGTGACACGCGTTGCCGATAACGACGCGCCGCAGGAACCGACAACTCCACCCACTCCCCCGCCTCCGCTTCTTGGGGCTTGTAGACGACGCCCGCCTGGTCTTCCAGGAAGACGACGCGCCGCTCTAGTTCTTCAATCTTGTTCATGCCGCCACCCTCCGTGCCCGCTGTTTCGCCTGCTGCCATTTCGCGCTCATTGCATGCTCCTTTGACTCAGAAGCGTGAATGTCTGCCGTTCGCCGTCAAATACGAAATCAACCTTGCCCTGCCTGCCCATCCGAGCCTTGGCAATCACAAAAGCTCCTTCTGGTAATAGGCCTTCGCCATCCTCTGAGCGCTTGCGCCAGACGAACACAACCGCGTCCGCGTCTTGCTCGAGCGCGCCGCTGTCTCTCAGCCGCCACAGTCCTGGCATCTTTCCGCGCTCTTCTTTGCCCGCTCGCGACAACTGCGACAAAGCCACCACAGGGATCGAGTGTTTTCTTGCCAGCATCTTGAGCGCTCGGCTGTTTTTAGTCGTTCCCTCAAGGCGTGTATCCCTGCCGATATCTAGCAGTTGGATGTAGTCCAGAATCACCAGGTCCGGCTTAACCCTGCGCACGATCGATCCGATCTGGTTCACGTTCTCAACCGTCTCGATGCGTAGCCGATTCCATTTCTGTTGCCCCATCTGCCTGGACAAAACCGCGAAGTCTTCTTCGGCTGCGTTCTTGCGCCCGAACAGAGTTTCCGCTCTAAACCCATTTCTTTGGGCCAACCGCACGGCGAGCTCAAAAGCGCTCATCTCTAGCGACAGGAAGAGGACGCTTTTACCGTCGTTCAGGGCGTAGTCGGTTATCTCTAGGGCCGCGGCTGTCTTACCGACGCTTGACTCGGCGGCTAGATAGGTAAGCCATCCCGGCCGTAGCCCTCTCGTGCAATACTCCACTTCGCGCCAGGGATACGAGCATGTTGCCTGGGTGGGATTCTCAGCTTCGTGGAAGACTTCTTGAAACGCCTCCGTCATGGTTTTCGCTTCCCGCGGCCTACGCTCCAGGGCGAACGTGCGTTCCTGCAACTCCGTGAGCAACTCCCCGCCGTCCATCTCGGAGTCCTGCAGCTCTTGAATCATGCCTCGTACTTTGCGTTTGAGCGACGCGTCCATAACCTCGCGAGAGTACTGCCGAGCGTTGGAGACGACGGGCGTAGTGCTCATGAGTCCCTGTAGGTAGGCTACCCCCCCCGCCGCCTCCAGTTGCCCGTTCATCTCCGCGCCTACCAACATGGGGTCGACGTGCTCACTCGCTCCCAAGCGGGAAGAGACAACCCCCAGCGCCATCCAAATCGCCCGAAGCAGCGGAGATGAGAAATCAGACCCGAGTACGCCCTCTTCTATCGCGGCCGGCAAAGCGTAGGCAGCGGAAAGACATGCACCAAGAAGGGATTCTTCCGCGCTCACGCCTGCCACCCTTCGGGCACGACGATGTCGGGGTATTGGCAGTTGGACGTATTCGCCTGATACTCATCTTCTGGTGACGGCTTCACCCGGGAAAACCAGTTGCGCAGCGAAAGCCGATAGTTGGGTGCGCTCTTCTTCTTCGCCCACTTCGGTTCCCAGTAGTCTCGCCACTTCTCCACTTCGGTATCTGGCCGGCTTATCTTGGCCTCCCGCAGGAGTTCAAGATCCCGAGTGATGTTGAATGGATAATTGGGGACTTCACACAAGGACGACAGGGCTGTGGATTCTGCCTCGGAAATCATCCCCTTCTGCTTATGTTCTGCAAGAACATCGGGTACGGGTACGGGGTTATCCGAACTTCTCCCGATGTTCTCCCGAACTTCTCCCGAACTTCCCTTGAACGAACGGGCCTTGTTCATCCGAACTTTGGCCGATTCGCGCTCTGCGAGAACAGCGTCTCGGGACGGGTTGTAATCCAAGTAGTCATGTATCTGGTATCCACCCTCTGCCGGTTCCCACATACCGACACGCACGAGTTCGCTGATTTGCTTTGCCGCAGGATGGCCCAGCAACCGCGCCGGTTGATGCTCAGTGATGTAACCGTCTGTGAGTTGGTTACTACACCAGCAAGACGCGAGCAGGTGAAGCCCGACACAGCGATCCATGAGGGACGGGGCCAGCGCGCTCACCTTGGGATGGTCATAGAACTTGTCATCGAACCTTACCCAACTCACGTCTCCCCGTCACCTCCCCCGCTCCCCTCGTTGCCGGAAAGCCACTCCCTAACCTGCGATGCGGCGACTTCCGTCATGGCTTCACCCCGATTTCGTACTCTTGCAGCACCGGCCGTTGACACGCTTGCATCATGAGGGCCAATGACTCTTCGATCTCTTTGGGCTCATCAAACAACACTCGCTCGATACCGGCGTATCCGTGTTTGCTCGGCTTTCCGTCCTCGTCGTAAAAGACCTCGCGCAGCATGTAGCCGCCGGTGACATAATGCAGGATGCGATAGTTCCAGGTGGTCATCCCTTCACCGCCGCGTAACGGGCAAGGGCAACACAAAGATCCGCCTCGTGGCAGACGCGACAAAACGGGATATGCTCTGGGTCGTACTTGCAGCCCCTCACGATTATCTTCGCGGCCTCAGCGACGGCTCGGAGGGCGGTCAACTCGGCTTTTGTTGCCTCCCCGGAAGCGTCTCCCTCAACGATGTATTGCTGCAGGTCAGAGCGAGCGCACAAGTCCGCGAACGAGTCCTCGGGGTGGTGGCCCTGATCCAATGGAATCATCACTTCACCTCAGCGCCGGGGTTGGCAAGGGCATACATAACGGAACCGTCCGACTCTCGCGTTGCGGTTACGGTGGCTCCATATGGCAGTTCTCGTAAGGTTTGAAGCTGTATGACGACGCCGCCTCCAACCGTCTTTAGGGTCAGAGCCAAGGCGACCTGAGCGTTAGTCATAGCCTCTCTCAGCTGCTCGCATTCCGCCCTGGCCCCGTTAAGTTGGTCATTTCGGTCATAGATGGTCTTCGCTTGTATGACCACTTCTGCCCTGGCCTCGTCCCGCTCGATGCAGAAGGTGGCCGCCGCGTCGGTGGCTGACTCGTACATCTCTATGGCCTCGGCGAGCTCGGCTTCCAAGCCGATGATGCGTTCCTGCTGCTTGATGTCGGCCATTAGTTCTCCCCTCTGAGAGCGGCTAGACGATCCCACTCAGCCATCTGAGACTCCCTCTCCAGTTCCCCTATCCGCCCCTGCGCCTCAGCTAGCGCGTCCAGGAGGGCGCGGATGTCCTGCCAGGAATGGGCAATGAAGTCGGAGTTGGCGAATGCGTCCATTGGAAGACCCCGCCATCCGCGAGGGCACGAGGCGATATAGTGGCCGCGCTCGTCCTCTACTGTCGTGCCGTGTTTGCCGATCCACGGTCCCGCCGTAGCCTTCGCGTGACGGTTCTCAATGTCCTGAATATTCATTCCCCACCTTCCAGCGCGTTTCGGATCCCGCGCCAATTCGTTGTGCTCCAAATGCGTCCCTCATCGTCAGCCTCATACCCTGGAAATCCGGGGATAGGTTTCTTTGTAGCCTTCTGCCACCGCGCTTCGATTTCGGTGATGTTGGGTTCGGTCATTTCTCCCCGTCCATTTCCATAGCATCGTCAAGGCTCCTGATTACCCGGTACTCGCCCCCCGCGGCTTCCCAATCGGCTTGGTACTTGACCTGATTGGCGCTCTGCCGGCCGCGCCGGGTCTTAAGCTCAACTTGCACCACTCGCCCGTTCTTGCACATGGTCAGATCGGGCGTCCCTGGGTAGCAGCCGAGGCCTTGCAGGTTGTACGCGACCATCCAGCCCATCATCGTTAGGTATTGCTTAACCTGCTGGCGGATATCCTTTTCCAGCAGATCGGCCGGGCGCTTCTGTAGGAGCTTGCGGCCCTCTTGGATGGATAGTTTCTCGCCGGGGGCGATGCAGGGCTTGAGCGATGTCATTTGTCCTTCTCCACTCGCCACAGCTTAGGGTTAGCTTGCGGCACCGTAACCTCCTGTTTTAGGCTTGGATAGTGGTCTGCGAACCAACACCAGCCTTTGTGGTCAACATGGAAATCCGGGTGGTCGGGGCACTTGGCCAAACCTTCCACCCGTGCTTTATTGTTGGCGGTCATGGCTCAAGTCCCGTCTCAAACGACCGCTCCCACCGCTTGCTCCATTCGAAGACAGCCCAGGCAAGCGCAGCCTCGAACGACTCGCCCCGTTCGTACTCACGTTGACGGATGGTGTTCTCCAGTCGTCGGGTGATATCGTCGGGAGAGATGCCGAGGCTCATGCTCATGCTCTTGGCCTCGTGCTTGATGCGCTGCTTCTCTTGCGCGGTCTGTTCCAGCGCCCGGAGAAACCACCGGGGCGTCGTCAATGCGTTGATACCGAGCTTGGCGAAATTGACGCTCATGTTCCCATCACCATCTGTATCTCCCGCGCCAACTCCCCATCCCTCCGAATCGGCTCCCAAGAACTCGGCTTGGCCTCCACTTGGCCGGGGAAGTCACAGTCGCCCATATCGATGAGGGTGCCGGACGTAAGCGCCCCTGCCAGAGCACGGAACGCGCCGGCGCCTGAGCGGGCGTTGACCTGCTCTAGGAAGGAGAAGGTGGAGGCGGTGAGGGTGGTCATGACTTCGCGTCCTCCTGGGCTGCCTTGAACGCCGCCACTACCACGTCGTAGAAATATGCTTGGATAGCTGTCGCGTGGTCCATGATTGGCTGCACCCAGTAGTCGTGGCCCCACTGCTGCGTCTCCAGCAGTGGGGGGCGACCGTCCGCGTAATCAATGAGGCGTACACCCGCTCGAAACTGCGTCTGCTCTTGCAAAACAAAGGTCTTAGCGCCCATCTCTCTCCCCTCCGTAATACCGATCCGCCTCATACGCCTCGATGCTGTAGCGGCCGCTCATCCAGTCGGGAAGGGCGTCGGCTTCCTGGGCCTCGGCTATCTCGAGGTCGATGCGGCGCTCTGCGGCTGTGAGGATGTTAGAAGGGGATATCATCGCCATCGAACTTCACAGCGTTTCGATCGTCGGCAGGCGCCACCCAACCCGGCGCTGGATTGCCATCCGGCTTCCGGTGATAAGCGGCGGGTTGGTTACCCAACACCGGGAACACCCGATCGATCTTGTAGCTCGGGTGCTCTTCCCCGTCGTTCTTGCCGACGAAGGTCCCGTCTTGGATCACGAGGATCATGGCTTCCCGGCCGAGGTAGTCGTCTGTGTTGATCTTCGCCATGCTGCCCGGCACGTCGGCGCCCAAGGCTTCGAGCACTTGCCGGACGAAGAACGCGGCCTTGGGGCTCAGGGACGTTGTGTGTTGACTCTGGCGCCCTGCTGTCTCCGGCTCCAGACTGGTAAAGGTCCACACCCATAGCGGATAGTCGCGGCCGTCCTTCTGCTCTACCGACTCCAGCCGGGCGCGGTAGGTGCCATCCTTCAAGCGACCCGAGCCCTCGGTATTGGTGAAGTCGATTTCTGCTTTAGGCATGTGCGGCCTCCTTGGCCTTCGTGAATTCGGGGAACATGAAACCGTGCAGCACCTTGTAGTCGAGCGGAATAACTGGGGGCACGTGAACGCCCACGGGAACACGCATCTTGGCGCGGCGTCCCTTGGCCGCTACGGTCTGACCAAGGTATTCGAGTGCTCCATCTTCGCTGCGCTGAGGGCCTGGGCAGTAGATCACTGCATCGACCCAGCCCATGAGTTCGTCAGCCATAGTTCCGCCAGAAAGTGCCGGCCGGACCACTTGTTCGCCCTCGGTTTCCTTGGTCGCGTCAAGCGCGATGAAGAGGACGTTAAGAGGCAGATCCCGAAACGCTCGGCACATCTTTCTGAGGGCATCAATCGCATACCCCCAATCGGATTGACTCATCAGGTCTTCATAGTCCCGCCGCTTGGCTGGAAACTTCCTTACGATGTACTCGGCGAGTTTTCGCTGTGCTTCTGTCAATGAGTCAATCGCCACGCTCTTGTATGGGTGATCTCCGGCCCTGAGATAGGCGAAGGCCTCTTGCAGGTCCTCCCAGGTGTCGATAGTCCAGACCGCAAGATTGCGATCGCGGACGGAGAGCAAACCGCTTTCGGCCGACAACAAGAGCACATCGGGGAAGGTGGCGGCGAAGGTGGTCTTCCCGCCACCGGGAGGTCCGTATGCCACCAATTTCATATAGTCTATTTGCATGTCTTTTGTGGAAAGTATCTTTGGATTAGAGGTTGTCATGTTCCCTCGCCTTTAGAAGACTCTTATGGTGAGTGCTGCGGTAGTAGTGGTAGGAGCACAGACCGATCGCCATATGCTTCCGGTCACAATCTGGTAATGAACAGGTGCGATTCTTTGTGGAATGGAGAACACAGTGCTCTCCTTGGCCAGACAAAATTTCAAGATTATCTGGGTGATTGTTTCTCGGGTTTCCATCGACGTGATGAACCACTTCACCGGGTAGCAAAGCGCGCCCCAACTTCTCTTCGGCCACGGCTCTGTGTTCGTGACGGCCATAGAGCTTTCGATAGGTTCGCCCCTCTCCGTTATCGCGCTGCTTATCACCCCGCTTTTCCGCAGTTTCACGAGACGTGAGCGTGTTTCGGCATTGAGCGGAGCAAGTCCGTTGGTTGGGCTTATCAGGTCGCGGGTGAAACTCGCGTTTACAGATCGGACAAGTGATCATGCTGCTATTTCCTCGTCTTCGGCGTATTCCTCGTGCATGCGCTCACGGACCCGGTAGGCGTTCAGCAGCAGTTCGTCGCTGTACTCAAGGCAAAGAGGGAAGAATTGGCATTGAGCGCACGTCCGATCGACGCACTTGAAGGTGTGCCCCTCAGAGACAAGCCGGGAGGCCTGATAGATGCGAACGCCGATCTCGTCA